AACTCTTGTTAATAGGTTGAAAACCTACTGTCCTAACCACTAGACGAATGGACCGCTAAAATTTTATTGAAAGAACTAGTTCAAATCTTATAATAAGACGTAACAAGAACTGAACTATGGATAAATCTACACTAGAGACCTACGTTAGTCAAGGTCTTTCCACTCATCAAATCGCAAAATCAACGAACAAAAGTCAAACTAATGTTAGGCACTGGCTTAAAAAATTCAATTTAAAAACCACTAATAAATCTTTTTCTCAAGGCTACGCCACAAAAGAAAAGATTATTAAAGATGGTATTGAATATAAAGTATGTTCACGTTGCAAAGAAACTAAAAATTTAGTGGCTGGTTTTTATACTAAAAATGATAAGCACACTTATGTATGGTGTAAGTCGTGCGCCAATAAACGAACTATCGAATGGCAGCAACAAAGAAAAATAGAAGCTATTAATTATAAGGGAGGCAAATGTGTTAAGTGTGGGTATAATAAATATCCCGGCGCACTTGACTTTCATCATTTAGATCCTTCTAAAAAAGACTTTGCTATTTCTCGCAGAAAAAATTGTTCATTTGAAATTATCAAACCAGAATTAGATAAATGTGTATTAGTTTGCCGTAACTGTCATGCTGAATTGCATTTCAATGAGAGATGTGAAAGAACAAATTAAAATTTTGGTAGCCCCGGTGAGATTTTCGCTCACAATCAATCCCTTATAAAGAGAACGCTTTTGATGTTAAGCTACGGGGCTAATAAAAAATACATAATAGTCTCTGTGGGCCATGAAGGGTACGATCCTTCAACCTACGAATTATGAGTTCGTTGCACTAACCAATTGTGCTAATGGCCCACAGAAACTACTACATATTAAATTTTAAAAGAACGAAATATATTAAGCAGCGGGAAACGTATTTCCATCTATCATAAATAACACACGTTGTAATGATAGTGACTTCACTGCTTAAAATTATAAAATTAGATTAAGGATTTCACGGCGAGCTAATTAGGCTCAATAGATTTTTTAGATCCTTCCGTTCAGCCCATATACGCATCTTTTGCTAAAAGGATTCTAACCTCAGATGGGGCCATCTATCTTCTAATTTAAATTGTAAAAGAACTGAAAAAATTGGTGCATCCGGTGAGATTCGAACTCACAACCAACGGCTTAAAAGGCCGCTGCGCTGCCATTGCGCCACGGATGCATTATTGAAAGAACATTGACAATCTATCATACTTTCTTCGATTGTCAAGCGGACTTAGCAGAAACTTCAAACTACCTTCAACTACCTGCTGCATCCAAAGAACACGATCAATTTACCATACTTTCACTGATTGTCAAGGGATTCTTGATACCTTCTGGAATTTCTGTGATCCCCGCATGAATCTCACCGTGACAATTCGCACAAACCAAAATACATTTTTTCAACTCATTCACTAATTCTTCATCTGATTTTCTACGTCTTACTATCGCATCTGAAATAGTAAACTTTTTATTTGTACCGGGAAGATGATGAAAACTCAGTACGCTTTGACACTTATCATAAGAACAAATTTGACATTTGCCGCCAAACTTATTTCTTACTTCTTCTTTCTTTGCAAATCTATTAGTCTTTTTAAAAGTCTTAGATCGATTTTGATGGCTTTTTTGATAACCTAGATCTATGTAATAAGAAACTAATGTTCTTGAACATTTGAGAAGCTTAGAAATTTCATTTCCTGTTTTGCCCTCAGATCTTAATCTGAGGATTTCTTCTTTATACAAACTTCTTTTCATAAAAATTGGAGCTTCGCCAGAGACTTGAACTCTGCTCTGAGGTTTACAAAACCTCTGCATCGCCATCTATGCTTGCGAAGCGTACTTGAATATCTTACACTATTTCTTTATAGTTTCTAAAGCTTTACATCCATTAGTAGTAATATATCTAATACTATCAATACTAATAAAGCCTTTACGAATTAAATACAATTCATGATCGCGCTGAATCGCGGTTCTTGACAAACCAGTTTTTGCAGCGAGCATAGAAAGAGTACAACTACCTTCTTTACGCAAGATATTTAATATCTGCCATTCAATTCTATTTAAACCATAAGGTAAAATGCCAAGAATAAAGAAAAGCTTTTGTGCATCTTCTTTTGTGAAGTCAGTTATCTCGTATCTGTCTGTATATAACTTAACTTCTTTAGCGCGAAGGACGCAAGACCGTGCGTTACCTCTGGATGTTTCGGACAACATTGAAAGAGCATCTTCATCAAAATTAATATTTGGCAAAGACTTTTGAAAGATCTCTCTCAACTCGCTCGTATTATAATCTGCAAATTCAATCGTCGTCAATCGATCACGCAACGGAATAAATAGCTTATCTGATTCAGTTGTCGCGAATATAAAATGATGCTTCTTGAAATTGAAGATGTAATTATTTTTGCCGCCATTATATTCTATTACATGATCTTTCTCTGTAGAAAGAATAGATAACAAAGCATAACTAAAATCTCTTGGCAAACAATGCGCTTCATCAAAGAAACAAATAATTTCTTGATCTTGAATGTGGGGCAGAAAAACTTGTTCGAAAAACTGATTCCCCGATTTAATACTAGAACTATTTAGTTCAAGTAGTGGCTTATTAACTCCGGTGGTGTTATAAATGTTCTTAGCAAATTCGCGAACAAACGCGGTCTTGCCTAAACCTTTTGCGCCAACGAAGTTTAAAAACGGTACAAGTTCAGTCTTAGCGTGAGCTTCCAAATAAAAGGAAAGCTTGCGTTTAACTTCTTCTTGTCCAACAAGTTCAGCGAAGTGATTCATTACTGAGAGATAGTAAACTCTGCAACAGGCTCTTCGTCAAGCTGATTCAGAATATCTTGAGGAATCGAATCACCGTCCTGAACCGACGCTGTAGGAACGTTGCTGTACTTGCCATACCAAACACGGCCAACAGTAACAGTGGCATTCACATCGTTGTTAAGCTTCGCAAGAAGCTCGGCCAACGTGATTTCAATAGTGGAGGTTGCACCAATGGGGCGACCACGACCTTTTTTAGCTGATGGGTTTTCCATACGAGATGACTTTAGCAGGTTTTTAGAGGTTGTCAACGGCTTACGCAAGATTTTTTGAAAAAAGTGAGGAGTAGGGACGAAAAAAGACCCGATCTCAAAACACAAGTTTGATGCGCTTCGGGTCTTGCTGTTTTTTAATCAAAAGATTAAAGTTTGAACAGTTTATGTTGCGCTAATATATATTACACTATTTATTCTTCTTCGCGACAATTATCTTCTTCTTCGTCATCATCTGTAAGATTATTGTCTATTTCATCTGCATAATCTTCGTAGCAAAATACGCAAACTATCTTTTTACCGACTTTTTGATAGTCGTCGTTGTCAGTGTCGATAAATTCATTGCAGTATAAACATTTTTTCATACTTATATTCTATTTGTACATATCATACAAGTAAATGGGAAAAAATAAAACATTATTACTTAATATTTTTGCTAATAAATTTATTGTATATTAGCTTTCCTAAATTGGCGGCGAACTTTCTAGCTTTTCTTTCTGGTAAATCAAATAGATGAGCATGAAATACTTCTTCAATCAATACATTTAATTGGCGGCGAGTTAATAGCCTAGGATCAACATGAATTTGAGGGCTTTCTATTTCTGGAGAATCGCACAAACCAGAAGCGTTTTGTCGCCCTAATGGTTTATTATAATTAACTGTATATTCTACACCCTCGAAATTCTTGAATTTCATACTTCGTTCATTTTAGATAGACCAACGATATAATTCAATGGATTTTTAGCTCCGTAACGCTTTATTGTTTTATTTGTATCGAAATCGTTTCTTGAGATAACACCTAGTAGTTCGATATCAATTGCATTTTCTGCATTTACTGTTAACGCTTTTAAGATTTTTTCTTTATTTGTTCTCGCTAAAATATATTTTTTTGGCTTTTTAGAGTCAAACTCTGTAACTTTTATTTTTAACTCTGGTTCGCCATGACCATAATAAGTTATTGTTTTAATTTCCTCACCATCAAAATCTTCAGAGTCTCGTACTTCATATATATTTTCATCAACAGATCTATTTGTGTGCTTGGCCCACGCATATTCGCCAACTATACCTATAAAATGAGGCAAATAGTTCTCGACTGGATTATTAAGATCTCTATCCATTAATATTCCAGTATTTTTTATATTATCTGATTTAGCATCGTGCCTTTTTTTAGCCAAAGCTAATATATAATTTATTTCTTTTTTTGTAATTGTTACTGTTTTCATTTATTTTCTAAGAACTCTTTTAATCTTTTTTGGTTCTCTGTATTTAATATTATAAAATCAGACCAAGGCTTTCCGTATCTAAGAATTTGCCAACACCATCTTAATCTTTCTGACCATCTTAAGATTCTGCCATCCATTCCTCTTTCAAATAGACTCAAACACACTTCTTCTTCGCCTTCGAACTTCTCGACAAGAAGTCCATGACTAAAACAATCGCAAATAAGAAATGCCGAATCTTTTTCTTCTTTCATTCTATTCTGATATTTCTTTCTATCTTATAAAGCGTAGTAGATAAGAAAGATAAAACTTTAATGGTTTTAAAGAATATAAAACTAACGCTGCGATTATACGGCTTTACAAAATACTTGTATTTCCAAGTCTGTCTAAATTGATAGTTTTCTTTATTTTTCTTGGCAAACTCGGCATCTCGGATCTTTCTTTTGGCGTTTTCATTCGCTTCGAAATTAATAATCTTTACTGAAGACATTTTGCCGTTAATAAATACAGCTTCGTAAGTTATGAAGTAATCATAATCAGTCTTATTAGAATCAATAAAATCATAAAATTGTATTGTACAAGTATTGGTCAAAGGTTCAAGCCAAGTCTTTATGGTTTTTAAATGACCTATTTTACTTAGGAAGCCTTCGCCATTTGGATCTCCTTCTATCCATTCTGTATCTCGACGTTCAATAAGCAATTGACCATCTTT